CCCACACCCGTCCCCGACTAATTAAACTTGAACATGGCGTAAATCAAACACGCCATCTTTAGCACTGTCGTAGAAACACTTAACTTTGATCTCTGTCTCTGCGAATGCGAACTTCTCGAAGCCGATAGGCATTCCAGAAGCCTTACAACGAAACACGTCGAGCTCCAGAAGAGCGTCATCGCCACGCTGTTGAGCGTAAACCATAGCGCCGAACTCAGGAAGCGTCTGAGATGCCGAAGCACCTACACGTACAGTCATTGACTTCGTGTTCACAGGACGAACGTAGAACTCTGCAGTGTGACCTACGGTGAATGCTGGGGTTCCAACCTTCGTGAAGGTCAAACCGTAAGCAGCATTTACTGCAGTCGCAGCGCTAACGTCGATCGAGAAGATTTTGAGCAAGTCGCTCGTATAGCTGCCGTCGCTACCTCGTGCGAAGTCAACGTCTGAGCTCAAGAACACGTCAGCAGTACCAGCAGCCGTAGCTACGATGATATATTTGCCGAACTTGAGGTCAGCCTGGTCAGCTGCAGTCAAAGATACTCCAGAGATACCGTTTGCGACGTCGATGATAGAACCACCGAATACGTCAACAGCAGTTGAAACGTTACCGTTTGCTTCTGCAGCGTTTGCCGTAGGTGCTTTACCGAGGAACAATTCAAACATGAAGTCTTCAAACTGAGAAACCTTCAGGCTCATCTCAGCGTTCATAGATCCGTTCTCAACTGCCCAAGGAAACTTCTGGCTTCCTCCGCTGAGCTCGATGATTTCGCTGGTCAACTCGAGAGAAGAACCTTGTACGACCTTCATAATGCCGTAGAAAATCCCCGTCGTTCTGTTGTATGGGGCTACGGAGTGAACTCCGAAAAATGCCCGTGGTGCTGATAGTGCCATGTTAAATCTCCCTTCCTAAATTAAATTAACCTATGCCTGTCTTAATTTGAATACCTACAGCCCGATACAGTTTACTACTGTTAGCAAGCTTGAACTGAATCGGAACCAAACTTGAAATCTCGAAACGAGTTCCCATGTGTGCATCCGACCAATTGTTTTGAACACAATCCTTCAGGCATCGATTGTACCTGAGAAGTCTTCGAACTATCTCTGAGTCTTCACCAGCATCTGCCAAAATTACGACAGCAGTCAGTGAGATAAGCTCGGAGGTCATCGGACCTTTACCAACGCTCTCAATGTTGTCTATGCCGACCAAAACAAAAGGATCATAGTTTTGCACAGTGCCGTTGAGCTCTTGAACCGCGTAAGCCATGTCATCGATCGCATCAAGAACAACGGAGTCATTCTTCTCAGCGTTGATAGCCGTGATCTTCGTGTTCAGCTCTGCCTTAACGACCGCAATGATACGGTCTAAAATACCTTCAGCGTCTTTTCTCATGACTGCACCTTGCCTAGCTGCTGGAGCTTCTGTGCAAGGAATCCATTCAAGATACCTACCCAGCGCTCAAGGCGACCCTGCTGCTCACTGGTGGCGAACTGTGAAGCTTCAGGACCAATAAACAAGAACTTCCTGAGCGGTATTTTAGAACGTGCTTCGTCTGACTGGTGGTACACACCCCAAGGAACTCTCGTCCCAATAACCAATGTGTTCTTATTTGCGATGAAATTAATAGCGTTCGAGTTCGTAGGATCCGTCATCGAATCAGCTAACACGCCGCTTCTTTTTAAAATCGGATAAACAAAACCGACTTCTTTTTGCTTTCGTTTCTTCGTCGAAGGAGCAAGGTCTTGGTACTTCCCAGGACCAGAGAGCTTAAAAATAGCCGCTTCTGACTTATAAAAATCTTTAGAAATGAGGGTGAGTGGAATAGTTAAGTCTGAAACTTCTTCTGAAACGCGGTCAAGAGTCTCGCGGAAGACTTTATCGTTATCGACTGAATACGATGTAAACGCCATTTACCACTGCCTCTCCCCTTTTTTAAACGTATGTTCTAGGGAGTTATTCACAGCGTAAGACGATACACCTTCGCCTGCTTCAAGAGATACTGCGTCTGAGAGTAAAAGCTTACGAGCTACAATATCGTTGAGCCTTCGCATTGCAGCGCCTTCAACGGTACCTTTAACGCCTTGCTCGGTCTCTTCTGCGCCAGTCTTCACATCGAGAATGCGTTTGATGCGAGGACAAACAAGGTCAATACATATAGTTTTCAAAACAAGCAGCGCGTTGGGACCAGTAACAGGCACAGTGTAAACCATACCTACCTTTGCATCGATCAACGCGCTTGCTTCATCAATAAAACGTGCGACATCAGCAGTAGTCACAGAGGTAGCCGTCGTGAACGTAACGTTCTTGAAGTCCCCTTCTATTTCTTCCTGTGTCGCATACGCCATTATTTCTTACCTTTTTTCTTTGGCTCTTCTTGAACCAATTCCTTTTCTACAGACTGAGTAGGCTCTTCAGAACCCTCAGAACGAACTAACGAACTGAGGTCTAGCTTTGCCGTCTTCATCTCTAGAAACTTCTCTTGTGAGATTTCTTCTCCAGCCTTACGCTTGAGGAACCCACAATTAAAGTTACACAATGCGAAATGTTTCATGTGAACTCCTTAAGGGAAACAACGGAAGTTCTGAACGAAGAATAAGTCAACGTCCTTGCTTCCATCTAGTGCAGTGTTGAACGAAGCAGTGTTCTTCTCAATCTCATCTGCATCTGCAACGATTGTAGGAGCTGTGCCTTCTTTAACACCAGCCACAACACCGTGGAACATATCACCAGCTTGATTCATGCAACGCTTAAGACCAAGCTTAGCGCCTGTCCCAATGTTCCATGTAGCAGCGAATGCACCGGACTCACAGTTAGCAGGGAAAACTACAGAGGTTACAGACTGAAACGCTTTAGCGCCAGTCTGAGCTGCTGTGTCGTTTGCTGCGAACGTGAAGTTTTCGCTGATAGCAGCTCCGAAGAAGTTCGTGCCGTTAACCACAATCACACAAGCCTCAATGTCAGTCGTAGTCCCAGCAGGAGTGATGACAATGTTGCGAGGTTGATCAGGTTGAGCAGAGAACGACGACAAAGTAGCAATCGCTGCAGATGTTGCACCAGAAGCAGCTGTGCTCAATCGAGTAGCAACAGCAAGTAAAGGATCAGTCCAAACCTGACGCTCGATCGCTGCTTGTGTAGGGTATTTCATGTCTTGAAACTGACGCTTTACAGGAGAAGCTTTAACCGCAACTGTAAAAAGCATCAGAATTGAAATTAGGTATCTCATTTTCGTGCTTCCTTCTTATGAAAATGGGACTTGAGCATAGAGCCCAAGCCCCAAAGTTTTACTAACTAATTACGCAATCGAGTTCTTGATCAGGTATGCAGCGCCAACATTCGACAGCAAGAAGTCATACTCGTCTTCAACGAGGATAGCTTTCGAGCCAGGAGGATTGTTAACGTCCCATTTGTAAACCTTACGAGGTTCACTACCAGCGATTTGAACGCGATAGCCGAGACTGATTTGCTGAGGTGCAGCAGAATCAGGAGCGACTGCGAATACAATGTGCTTGCCCCAGCAAGCAGAAAGAACGTCAGCTTGACCTTCTTTAGCGCTGTTGTAACGAGCCATCGCAAGATGAACTTTATCAACGCCGAGAACAGAAGCCAATTCGTCTTCACGAAGACCGCCTGGACGGTCGTACTTGAACCCGAGAGCATCAAGCATTTGTGGGTGGAAACGAAGCTTGTTCCAGACAAGGATGTCAAGAATAGCAATGTTAGGCATCATGCCTACGTTACCCATGATCGTCTCACGAGCGGTCGAAAAGACTGCGATAGGATCCGAATTGTCATAGTCAGAGAACTGAGCAGTACCAGCAAGCGTGGTGTTGCTTGTGATGATTGCAGTGTCAGACAATGAATCAGCGAGAACCTTTTCCTTCTCAAGCCAGAGAGAGGTGGTAAGACCAATGGTCTCGTCTTTCTCTGCATCGAATGGCTCTTCGACGTTCGCGTAGTCTTCTTTAGAAACGAAACCTTCAAGGCCGTGTCCTTCTACCAAGTAGGTAGTGGTGCTACGAGCTAGGGTCTCAACGCGACGGTATTTACCACGACCACCTTTGATCGAGTTCTCGATGCGGAGGTGTGACTGACCGTACTTACCAAGCAAACCAGAATACTGCTTTACTTGAATCAAAGGCAAAACTGCCTCGCTTACATATCCCTTTGGAAAATAACCACTGCTGACTTTGGTCAGAAGTTTATCTACTTGTGCTCTTAACTGTGACATTTATTTCTTCCCCTTCCCTAAAATTCTTTTTAGTAATTGCTGATGTGAATGTTTGCTGAAAAGATATCGCCTACTACAGCGGATTGCATAGCAACGCCTAGTACTCGATCGTTCGCAGTCGTGGTTGGTTTGATGGTTCCGTCAGTGTGCGAAGCAAGCAAATCACCGATTGCTACGGTGGTTTGAGCGAGGCATTTTGCACCGCCTCCTACAGCTACTTCTACAGGAGCGCCGGAAGCAGCGTCGCTTTGAGCGATGCCACATCCTTTGTCAGTAGCTGCAGTGCATTCGATAACAGTTTTGCCATCGTTTGCGCTGATTTTCACAGCGTGACCTTTTACGATCGCGCCTCCAGCTAGGAAGGTTTGAATGATTGGTTCTTGAGTTGATGCCATTTCTTATTTCTCCTTTTCTTTAATTTAAAATTTAAGCCCTAGTTTCCTTAACTCGTTTTGCGAGTTCTGGATTCTCATGCAGAGCCTTAGAAATGGCTTCGCTAAGGGTTTTCGCTTCTTTTTTAACTAGGATCTGTTCAGCAAGCTTGATCACTTCAGCGGAAGGATCGCTGCCAGTAGCAGCAGGAGGTGGAGCTCCATTACCTTGTGAACCCAAATTTACAGGCTGCGACAATTCTGCAAGTTTAACTGCATCGTTATCCATGAACGCTTGACGCTGTGCTTCAACTACTTTGCCTTCGCTCATGAGTTTGTTGAATGCAGAATTCCTCTCTGCGAGTTCAGCAGCAGCTTTGGATTTACCAGCTTCGATTTCGTATGCAGCACATTTAGCTTTCATTTCTTCAAGCTGAGCTTTGAGAGCAACGATTTCTTTTTCTTTTTCATCTTCTTCTGCTGGTGCAGCAGGAGGTGCAGGAGGCAAAGCAAGCTTTTCAGCAGCAGCTTTATCTTCAGCGGCCTTCTTTTCTTCTGCTGCCTTTTCTGCTGCCTTTTCTGCAGCCAATTCTTCTTCGGTCTTCATTTTCAATCCCTTTCCTTCGCTAAGTTCAATGGCTGGTGCCATGTTTTTAACCACTGGTCTATTCGTAAGACCTGCACCAAATAGCACAGGTCCAAACTTCTCTAAGCTCTCGTTGTCTTGATAGTCGAAGGTAAAGTCTGCGCTTAGATATCTGTACTCGCGCTTGATCAACGTTTCTTTTCCTCGTGGAGTCCAAGATACTTCTGCCCACAAAGAGTTACCGTCATCAGAAATATGGATTGCCTTTACCCAAGCAGCAGCTTCTTTGTGACTCTCGTGAGCGTAATCAATAGCTACGTCAACGCCTCGTACCTTAGCGTCGAAGTTCTTTTGCATAGCTAGAAGGTGTTCTTTTCGAATATTGAAAACACCGTACTCAGGATGGTGGAAGGTTCCCACTCGTAGAATCTGAATCTTTGTGTTGATTTCACTCTCAGGTACAGCGGCGAACTCGCCTAACTGAATAGGTGCAGATCTGAAGTGTTTAATCATTCACTTCATCGTGACCGTTCAAACACCTGACGTCAACATATGGCGACGACTAAAATTTTTGACTGTTAGACTTCGGACAGTCCGATGTACTTTTCGAGACGTTCTGATGACGGTCGAAGCTTCCCAACTTCTTTATTGCCTAGATTTCCAACTAAAATTGGTACGAGAAAGCTTTTGCAATTGTGGTGAAGTGGAGGATAGTATCTTGCCGCTTCTGGATCATCCTTTGGAAATACAGTCCCAGCTAAGTCTTCACAGATGGGACTTACCGGATCACCGTTAACAAATTCAAACGCTTCAATCTCTTCAAGAACTTCGTCGGTGAAGAAGAATGCATTTCGTGCATTATTTATAAGAGCAGCGGCCTCGGTTCCTGAACCAGCAGACACAGCAGCGCCTTGAATATAGTCCTCAGCTGACTCTTCTAGGTCGCCTTGAAGAATACTGAAGCTGTCAGTTGAGTCTAAGCTTGAGCCGAATTGAAAGTAGATTGCCTTCTGAAGGTCTGCCGTCTGTGCTTCGATAATCAAAGAGCTCTGGTTTAGGATTCTTTTCTGAACGCTCTTAGGTAGTCGGTCAAACTCTGCCAGGTGAAGTGAGTCATCTGACCACTCTGCTAGACGAATCTTCTTCTTCGAAGGTACTTCTTTGCGTGCCTTTTCCATAGCGTCTAAAGATACAACGCTCATAGCATCGCGCAGAGCTTCCTTGTACGCCATCACACCGTGAATGTTTGCGTGTTTTGGCGCGTTGATTTGCTGACTAGGAATCGCTCTATCGTAGTAGTTCATTACCTGCGAAATTAAGTCACCAGAGATAAACGCTAGGTGCTCACGCATCACATCAGCAAGAGCAAGTCTCGCCTTGTTAAAATCAGACCTGACGTTTTTCTTCTGCTTAGGGTTTGACAAGCTTTGGACCTTTCGATTCAGAGTGTATCTTGTCAGTCTCGTCGTATGCTTCACAGACTGCCATGTCGAAAGCTTTTAGAATTTCTTCTTTGCCGACTTTGTGCTGGTAAACCATATTTACAATAGCCAGTGCAGCGCCTTTGATAATTGCGTCTATTGTCAATTGAGCGTTGTCACTTAAAGACAAGTGAATTATTGCCTGATTGCCAATGGATAAAGAAGCGTTGATTTTATTTTCGTTCACGAGTACCAGCCATTCTAATTCTCTCAGCAAGCGTAGGAGTAAACTGCTTCGGAGCTTCCACTACGCGCTGCCCGTCTAAGCTTCTATCGGGTAAAGCTAACCGCTTACGAAGATGGTCTTCGTCTCGGTCGCTAGGAGTCAACCATTTACCACCGCCTAATGCTACAAGAATATCTGCCAACTCTTTACCAGCTTTGTCGCTGATGCCTGATACCTTAAGTTTAGGTTTTGCTACCTTGTCTGCGAAGTTCATCGAGCACAGCTCAGGGATGATCTTCATGTTCACAGCACCAGCTATGTCGGATGCAATGTGGTTGATACCTGATAAGAAGAAATCACTTAGGTCGTTGCTTAGCGAGTAGCTTCCAGATGTTCCCATTCCAAGCTCAAGGAAGTTTGCAAGGAACGACTTCGTCATTCGCTTGTCTTCATTGTCGATCGACTTCTCTACCTTCTCAGGATCGTACGCATTTGTTTTGAGTTCTAAATCAACTCCGTCTGGCATCATTAAATAGTTCGCTTGATGCGTTGTGTAAATTTCGAGAGCTTCTTTTAAAGCGTTACGTGCTTCTGTGCTCATCGTTCCGTTTGGAACCTTCGCGATAGGTGTAGGCACAGCGAACTTCTCAACACCGATAGCGTTTAGTTTTAAGTAAACGTTCTTACGATACCAGTTACCGTAGCAAGGTCGAAGTAAGCTGATGCCTTCGTAGTTCGATCCTTCCTTATCCATCGTTAGCACGAGAAGAAACTGAGCAGGCATATCTACAGATCGGTCGAGATCTCCGTATGCGTACTGAGTTACAGAAGCAAGCTTACCGTTTGACTTGTCAAGATTCCAACGCTCAAGAGTTCTAGGCGAACGCCATCCAAGCGAACGAATTCCATTATAGTTTCCAAACTTCTCGTTACCTAGAACAACTTTGTGTGTGATTTCAAACACAGCGTGACCGAAAGGAACCACCGTTAGAGCTTCACCAATGAACTGCTCGAAGGTCTGGTCCATGTCGTCAAATAGAACGTGCTTAATAAAGTCAGCGCGAAGCTGAGCTTCTGGTGTGTCGTCACCAGCTTCAACTTCCCATACAGCGTCTTTGATTGGATTGATGACCGCTGAAAGGCACATCTTCACATTAGAATCACTGCGACGCATCTCGTCGAATACATCGGCGCGTTCTTTACCTTGTAGAGCTTGAAGATATTCTTCCTGTGGATAACCGCTGTAGTTCTCTGTCCCTGAAGAACCAAGTGGTACTAAATGCACGAATGAAATTTTCTCTTGATCCTGTTGGAGGACTTCGTCCTCGGCTAATTTAACCGAGTTCTTTTTATTTTTCGTTACCAAGTAGCGCCTCCTTGAATAATTGTCTTACCTTTATTTTGTACCATGTCCTGAGAATATTCACCCGCGACATTATTGGCAGCCCACAAAAGATACTGAGTTGAGCTGTCGACTTGGTCGTCATGTGAGCCACGAGGAAATGATATCAGCTCTTCTATGTAATCGTTAATCCACGGTGCAATAGAAGGGTCAGGTAGCCAAACGTTACCAGCTTCAAATAACGGTGAAGCTGCCTCAGCTCTAAATATCTTAGATGTCTTCGGTTCAACTGCTATGAGACCGGAAAACTCTCTTTTGAGTGTATCGATGATAGCTGCACCGTTTGCCTTCTTTTCCACTAGCTTCGTCAGCGCTTTGACATGTGCATAGCTCATCATTCGAATAGCCTGCTGCTGATCTGTGAACCCCATCTTGTCTCGCACTTGAGAAATTAAATAATAATTAGGACCAAGCCTTCCCCAAAGTTGACCGACCGCGTAATCATTCTTTTCGCCTTCATCGAAGCTTAGGTCCCAGCTTTGAGTGAATTGACGAATGCCTTCTGGGAGTACTTTGTAGAATCTAAACCATGAGCGCTTGAAGATATCACCAACACCAGCACTGGGCTTCTGCTGATACATAGCGTTATAGACTCGAGTCCCCAAGCTTGCTTTGAGTTTGGCCAGTGTCTTCTCATCACGCTTTGCAGGCCATAGGGCTTCTCCTGGTTCTCGAGGGTCAATATCTATGAGCTCATCTTCTGCTGTGGCTGGTAGGCTAAACACAGTCCACTTGTCAGCGTCTGGATTGGTACGCTCTAGCTCCTGAAGCCTTCCTACTAAGTCGTCGTGATGCCACCTAGTCATTGTCACAAGAACGCCTACGTCTTTAGATACACCGCCAATGTCTGATTCCTCGCCTCGAGTCATGAGCGTTGTGGTCCACCATTCCCATGTGGCATCTCGGATCGTTTTAGAGTTTGCCTCTTGAGCGTCTTTGACTGGGTCGTCCACGATAATGTAATCAGCGCCTTCACCAGTTACACCAGCGCCTCGACCGACTGAAAGGTAGACTCCTTTACGTTCGACAATCTCAAAGCCGTTATTGTTTCGCACCCATTCTTTAGTGGGCTTCGTTCGCATGTTAGGTCCCATGAGATCGGTGTGTGCGAAGACTCTCTGGTACGATTTGGAGTCGATGATCCTTTGAACGTCTCGGTTCATCCTGGAAGCAAGTGACCGAGAATAGGACGCTGCAATGATACGAGCGTCTGGGTTCACGCCTAGAAGAAACGCTGGTAGACGACGAGAGACCTGTTCAGACTTCCCATGCCTGGGTGGCATGTTGATTATTAGGCGCGTGATTTCTTTTTGTGCGAACTTACCTAGAACTTCCGCTAAAGCTTTATTGTGCCACCACAATTTATAATCTGGTTTGGTGTATGTTATGAAATCTAAAAAACTGGTACGAGCTTTAACCCGATGCTGCATATCGTCGAGTATCGCTAACTCTCGTTCGTACTCTAGTTTCTCAGCAGCTCCCATTATCCCTCAGCGGAAATCTTTGAGCGTAGAAGTTTCATTCTCGCCTCAATCTCTTGCTCACTTAGATCGGTAGTTACCTTGAAAGGTTTGTCATCAGCGTTGGCATGTTCAAAGCGTTGTGTCTCACGTTTTGCCCACTTAGAGTGGTGCCTACGCTCCAGCATCCACGCTGAGGCCTGCCATTGATTCCTACCAGCTCGGTCGATGTTTGCTAGGTGCCTAGCTTCACCCTCAGCTACTGCCTTGTTCACAGCATCGAGAAGTTCACGATAAGGACCAAACGGTTCCTTGTTACCTCTACGCATCCATTCGAAGAAGGTGTCTTTAGTTGTCCCAGCCAAAATGACTGCTGTCTCAAGGTACATCCCTAGCCGCAGTGCATTAGTAATGGACTGAATATAATGCGACGGGTCTTTAAGAACTGTTCCTGGCTTTGGACCTGGTTTCTTTTTAACTTTGACTGGCTTATTCATCTGGATCCTCAAAAGGAACTGGCTGCTGCCTGTCCCATTCATCTAGGAGCTTGTCTATTGCGATTCTTATGAACTCACTGGTGTTACAGCGGTGGTCAAGTCTGAGTCTTCTGAGCCTGTGGTCTTGGTCGTGCCGAAGGTAGACGGTAGTGATTACCTTTTTGCGTGAGCCTCGTTCAACGAAGTTTGTGAGCTCTGGGAGTTTGAATATCATTTGGGTTCCTCGTTTCGCCATCTGAGGATCTGTTCTTTGACTCCAGGCTTTGTGAATACCTGGTTTAGAGCATCGACTATTATTTTATTGATGGTCATTCCTTCGCGTTTGAAGTGCCTCTTGGTCAGGACGAGAAGCTCCCACATTTCAGGGCTCATGTAGACTGCTGTCTTTTTGGGTTTAGGACGCTGCCTTTTAGGTAAGTCCTCGAGAATCTTGAGCCCACTGATTGCCATGCTCCTTAGATTGTATACATAGTTTGACCACTATGCTAGACGCGGAGCTGCATAGCGACACAGTTTAGTATGTACTATGTACCTTGATTGATTAGGTCTTGGTCTTTGGTTTTACTTCGACAGTGATCTTGCCTTGTTTTGGTGCGCACTTTTTCCACCTGTAGATGCCTTCTACGTGTTTCATTGTGTCGTTCAGTAGTATCCCACAGCTTACAAGTGCATCTAGTATCGGTTTAAAGGATCCAACTAAGCCGTCAAAGTCAGGCTCACTTGAAGAGTGTCTTGTCATTGTGACCTGAGCGAAGTCTAACGGGAGTGCTTGAAAAGACTTCTTCGCTATTCTTGTGTGCCAGTAAACGATGTCTCGCCACTTGGTAGCTGACTTGCTTCGCTTACTCCAGTGAGCTCCTAGTAATTTATTCGGAGTAGGTGGTAGTTCTTTAATCTCAAACGTCATTGATGTTGTGGAGTCTTCCAAAGCAGTCCTCCCAACCTAGAGAGTTGAGATGTTTCCAAACATGAGGGTTCAGAATGCAGAAGTCTTTCCACCCTATTTTGTGCCAACTCTTAGCGCCGAACACATGACACGTAGCAGTGCAGAGAGGTATGACATTCCAAAAGTCATCACCACCAAAGTCACCTTTAGTTTTTATGTGGTGCGCTTCTGACTTCGGCGCTCTTCCACAAGCTAAACAAGGTAGCTCTCTTATGGCCTTTAAAAACTCTGGGTCTTTAGTTCTCGTTGGTTTTAAGATAGCCATACAATCGTCATAATTAGAATCGTAAGAACTGCCCAAAACAGTAGCTCGTATTGATAGTTAAAATTAATTTTGTTCATATTTTTCACCTTAAGCTTTTCGATTTGTTCGTTAGATATTTGTCTATTCGCCTGGCTAGATCATTACCCATAAAAGCTGCGCTGACGTTGTTTCGAATGTCTCTGATGATTTGAGTGGCTTCGTTGTCTGCTTTTCTAACTGGCTGTTTAGGTAGGCTGCTCGTTACATCCCAAATGCAGAAGTTTCTTCCTGTGGTTCTACAATCCCTTTCTCCTACCTTCTCCACAACTCCACGCGTAACAAGCTCTGCGATCCGTGGCGTGATACAGCTCTGCTGAAAGGACTGCATGTGTTCTTTGAATATCTCACCTGTGCTTAGTGGTCCGTGTTGATAAAGCACCTCATAAACAGCAAGCCTTAGCTTGCTGAGCAAACCTTCTTCTTTGATTTGGTGGTATGTTTCAATACTCGTTTGTCTCATTTGCTATCCTTTAAAGCAGCCACTGCAGTTAATTTCTCTGCATCTCTTAATAGTCCTCGCGTCCTAGCTCTCATACTCGCATTTAAAATCGTAACGTCGTTTGGCGCGACTAGATTTAAATAATCACATAAGAAGTTCAAAGCTTTCAAAGCGTCGCTTTTGTTCAGGGTATCGCATCCATTGAACTCATGCTCCCAGCCTCGAACGAAGGCTATTACCCATCTGCCTTTATGCTCAACAATTGACATCTTTAGATCTGCTGAAATTTGCATTCTGCGTTTTGGGATTGGAGCGCGGTATTTGTTATGGCCTTTAATTTTAATTGATTTATAAAGTCTCATTTACCACCACACCCCCAGATGCTTTGTCACCCGCTAGGGCTTTACATGGATCACATGGCATGTTGTCTATTTCAGCTAAACAGTAACAGCAAGATGCAACCGCCTCCCTCAACTTCTCCACCCGCTTCCGCAGCAACTCGGTTTGCGATTGGTGGGCTTTCTCGGCAGCTCGGTAGCCTTTAATGTAATTTTCTTTGTCGTCTAAATATTTACATTCTGCATTAGCCAACCGCTCCAACTCTTCCTCTGACGTTTTATGATGGGTCATACAGCACTCATTTTCTCTTTAGCTGCCTTCATAATATCAATTTCAGCTTCAAATAAACGCGCCTCTAAAAGGCTACGCGCTGCCTGTAATAGCATTTCAATTCGCGCCAGTTCACGAGCGTAGATTCTTAAATCAGCTTCGTTACTTGAGTGTAAATCTGAGGCAAGTTGCCTCAACTCATTACTTAATTCTGCTATGTAACTTCTCATCCTACTCACTCGCTTTCTTTGGTGACTTGTGCACAACCACATTTTTTACAATACCTAATTAGATGTCCGTTACCGTGCTGAATACAAAACCACATCCAATCAGACCATTTATGAAATATACCTAAGCACATCCCCTACCCCTCTCGGCTCACGCGTGAGCGGAGTGTGTTGTAAAGAATTCTAAAATTATTTGATGATATTTCTCCGCCAAATAATTCCGTAGCAATTTGTGTAAATGTGTCTGAATCAGGCCACTCAACCTTAGCCGCTTCTTGGATGGCTACAACTATCGCCGACACTAATCCTTCGTAAGTTTGCTTTGGAAGTCGTTCATCTAAATCCCAAGAATCCACTATCTCTTGAGCCTTATGTCTTGCGTTCATAAAGTCACCGCAGTTCTGCAAATCTCAACTACCTTCTGACATGTAGGTACGTCGAACATTCCTATGTGAGCTTCTGATTTCCTAATTCCTAAAGACTTAGCCAGACGTGCGTAAGCTTCTGTCCTGGATAACCGTCCGAATTTCCACAATGGGTCAAATGCAGCGTGTGCACTAATCTTCCATTTCCTAAGCTCCTTGTTGGCTAATCGACCAAGTGGTTTATCTGTATTCGGATAACAGCCTACGTGTGCGTCACAAGGCTCACATCTATAGAATAGCTTTTCTTTTAAGTCCTGCATGTGTGGATACATTTGCTTTCCACTTACAAGCTCAACTGGTTTTTCGCAGTATGGACAATTCATAATCGATCTATCTGCTCCTGTGTGAGTGGTTTGTCTGTTTGAATAGCGTCGTAGATACTCGTGCCGTAAGGTCTAGGTGGCAAAACTCTATCCTTACGATTTAAACCATTCTTACGAACATACGAAGAAGACTTTTTTGGCCAGTTAAGTGCATCTCTTATTCTTCGAAGCTTCCAAGGGTCGATGTTTAAAATCTTAGCCGCTGATCTCATTGATGTAGACTTCATGTAGACGCTTAGCATTTCTTCATCTGTCATAATTAAAATTTAAACCCCGTTGAAAGTCTCTCCCAGATTCTCTGCGCTGTAATCTCAGGACGCACTACTTCGGTCGACATTATTCCTGACCAAAGACCGCTGAACTTACCTGTGCGTACATACTCATCAAGAGCAGTTTCACTTTCATGATGTCCTTCTCTCCAGTACGAACATCGTTCTTTTCGCATCTCTTCAGGTGCATCTAGCCTAATACAAAGTGCATCTGTGAAACCATCAACCTCGTTTGGAAACCTACAGTCGTCAATTATACCTATGTGGTTATCACTTAAAGCAAGCCACTCGTCTACACGCTTACGGCAGACGTTTACCCATACCTTCTCGCCTCTGTATCTTCTACCGTACTCTGTCCCAAGCACCTGAAGAAGCTCACCGTCTTTAGTCATCGTTTCAGGAATGATTCCGTACTTTTTTAAGATCGGCAAACACGCATTGTGCATTTCGTAAAGTGGTTCTGCAAATTTAAAAACTCTAGGTACATAATCATAAACAACAGCAAGCTTCTTCAATAGCTCTGACTGTGTAGTTTTTCCGGCTCCCTGAGTTCCGCTGAGTAGAATAATTTTTTTAGTTACCACAAGCTTGCTCCAGTAAAGTCCTACATGATTGAGCAATCTCAACTTCTTTTCTGTTGATTGGACCGAAGTGCTTTCGAAGAACTCTCACTAAAATAGCTGCGTACTCCACAGCAAAGCGTGGACAGTTACGAGATAGCTTTTGGAAAGTAGCGCCTTCACCTGTTCCGTAGATAGTTGAATCATTCTGTTTACAGGTAACGCCTTTTGAGAAGGTCGGTAGATCACAGGCTGAAGGATTCGCTTTGTAGTACGCATACCGTTCTCGAAGGCGAGACTCTGCAGCAGTACCGTAGTCAGCTGAAATCGAATTGTATGAGAATTGAAACATACCAGCCTCAGCAGTTGAAGCTGTGATGTTGTTTGCCGTAGTGTCTCGACCTTCGCAATACTTCCCTGAGCTCTCACGCATCCCGAGACCGATTAAAAACGTATACAAATCAAGCTGAGTATTCTGAAGACCGTAATAGGAAACCACATCTCTATCTGAGCTGCCTACTGGTTTGACTGGTGTTTTACAATTCAACTTGTAAACATTAACCATGCCTTCAATAAAAGCCAGAGGTGCTTTTCCTCGGTCCTTCCAGATATGACGCACACAATCACTACCAGCTATGTCAAGTGGTATGGATTGAATTGGTGCTGGTTGCTCACTTACGCAAGCGGTTAATAAAAAAAGTAATAAATATTTATTCACATTTTCCCCCATTCGCCAAACTGTTGGCGTGTGTTTTCTGACGACTTACCCCACCCTGATTTAGGTGAGTAAAAAAATTCAAGTATGCCCAGTCTGTAATGGCGTTTTGAGAATAGACAGAGTTCCACCATACTGCAGTAAAAAATGCCAGGTCACGGTAGATGGCTACCAACCAGCTTATCAAAGAGAACTCGACCTTAAGATGTTGAGGTCTAAAATCGAAGGCGGCCTCGCGTGGGCACCTCCTCCTCCCGAGGCCGCCAAACATCTCATCTCTGGCTACCCTACAGCTATCGCTGGTGACATTCACTGCCCTATGCAGTCGGGACCGTGGACTGAACAGTTTCTTATCACAGCTCATAAGTTTGGCTGCCGTACCTGTATCATTAACGGGGACCTGATCAACGCTGACCAGATAGGCAGCTACCACGGTCTCGAGTTTCGTCGTAGAGCGGTTCTTGAAGACGACATGGATGCTGCTGAAAAGTTTCTTGAGCTTATGTGTGAGTCGTTTGACGAAGTTTACTACACGCTCGGAAATCACACCGCTAGGCTCATTCGCATGTCCAACGGAGAGCTCAGCATTCAGCGACTCCTGAAGATGATCTACGACAATGATAAATTGAAAATATCTTCTAGCACCTGGATGATTTTGAACGATAACGTCAGGGTTCTCCACCCTCGAGGGTATTCTCAAATAAGAGGCAAACACACCTCTGAAATAGCCCAGCTCTACCAATGTCATTTGGTAACAGGCCACCACCACCACAGCGCTACTACTGTAAGTAAGGACGGCAAGTTCCAAGTTATCGAAGTGGGCTGTTTGGCTAACATCGATTTGATGAGCTACGTGCAAGCTGACATGAAGAATATGCCGTTCATGCTCAACGGTTTTGCTATCGCTATGCCTACAGGAGAGATTCTGAACTTCAACAAGTTCTCTCACTGGAAAACATTCGGGCTGCCAGATGTCCGCGAGAAATAAAGGTATCGGAATTACTATAATGCTGGACTCGCTAGACTCTAATAATCGGAGTCGTCGCTTTCGTCGTCGCACCGACAAGGGTCGCATGAAGGCGAGACGTACACAATGTCGGCTGGTTTCATCTCTACCACACAAGGCTCGATTGGTGGGCAAGAAGGCGTCTTGATCTTCACGACTTCTTTTGTCTTGTACTTTATTTCTATCGTAGGATTTAGCCAGAGGTAAAGAGATAGTGCTGCTAGAAGAATCGCTATGAATCTCCACATACCTCTCAGAGTACATGATTAAGCCTCTTTTTGTTCGGCAGGATTTTGACTGTAAGGTCCGTGAAACTTCTGATGAACCGTTACTTCAACAGGGTGTTTTGAAAACCTACCTACAGCAAATCCTATCCACCAGCAAACAATAGCGGTGTTTATGTAGAGATAGAAGAGCTCCCAATTCATTCAGCACCTAACTCGGTGTTCTCACCTACTGGTTCTTTATTGTTTTTTCTCGCCCACTCGTTTGCTTCTCGAATGATCTCACTTGGGTTGGCGTCTGTGTTGTATTTTAAATAGGCTGGTAGCATTCCACTTTTAATCATCTCCCAGTACCTCTGTCCCTTTTCCATATAGACTTCTTGTGCTCCTGCTTTAAATACGGGTGGATCAAAAACATCTGTTTGTCTGAACTTTTTAAGTTCGTACTCTAAATCGTCAACTTGCTTTTGTAGAGCGTAGGTGTGAAGAACTAGAGCGGAAACCATTCTTCTAAATGGATCCGTCCAGTGCCTCATGGATTCAACGGTAGCTTTGAAGTCTTTAGCTGATAGCTTCTTACCTACACGCTTCATTACTCAGGAAGATTCCCCATGTCTTGCTGTTTAGGATTGGCTTCCATGTACTTACAAAGAGCGTCGTAATCTTGACGGGTTAATGCGTTCACGCTTTGTATGTTTTTCGTGCCTAAAAGCGCGTGTACGGTCTTATCGTTATACCCACTCTTGTTTGCAATAGCCCAAAGTCTCTTGAGCATTGGTTCACTGATAACGCCTGCTGGTGCTGCGACGTCGCCTTTAGGTGGCGAATGCCTAGCTGGTGCTGGTTTAGTAGCAGCGTTACCATCGTCGTCTTCTTGGTAGACACCAACGATAGCAGCAAGCGAGTAACGACGTAAATAGGTTAAACAAGATCCTAATCCTTGAGGGTCGTCTTTCGTTGGATTGATAGGCACCAGTGATTCAATCCATTGCCCTGATGAATGTGCAAGCGTCGTCTTAAGCCACCGCTCTGATCCTGAGCACTCAATAGTTTGAATAACTGATAACCCATTTTTACTAAGAGGAGCCCTACAAGCGTCCCACACTGATCCTAAATCGGCGTAGCTTGATTTAAAAAAAGGATTCTGACTATCTTTAATCGCACCAGAAATATCTCCCTGTGCCTTAGCCATAGCTGTCGCAAGCTCATTGATACTTTCGGACCTCATTTTAATTTCCCCTTCACTGGATAAATGTTGATTCGTTTTTTTGGTTCCCAGTGAATACCTGGCACCTTCTCGCCTCTAGCTAATGCTTTTGATAGAGCCTCTTTATCAACCTCGAGCGTCGTGACTTCCCTCGTGTACTGAGGTGGTACTAAATTCATATCGATAATCTGCAGCTCTGGTGCCGAGTCTGAAATCTTGATTCTATTATTTTCACCTTCAAGTTCAACAATGCCGAGGATCTTTGAGGCTTCTTTAAGATTATCCTTTAGCGTTTTAACGAGAGTGGTAGCTGCCTTTTTAACCGCGGTAAGCTTGTCAGCTCGTTCACCGTACTCGATAGCGATCGACTCAGCGCGTTTCCAAATAGCTACATAGGCGTCAATTTTCTTCTCTTTAGCCAGTGTTGCAGAGGATAGCCTGCCTTCAAGGTATGGGGTTAGCACTCCACCGCTTTCGATGAGTTCTAGTTCTATTTCGTGAAGCTGCATCGTGATTGAACGAAGAGCTCCCGAACTGCGTTCCAGACTCGCAGTGTCGGGAGTATTTACTTCCATTACGGCAACGCTACTGTGGCTGGGTTCCAGTAGCGAGGTTGACTCCGTATTGGTCGGAGTAGATTTTGTAGTACACCTTTCGGTGGACTTTGAAAACAGTGAGGGTTGGGGTGATGACATTAAATCTACTCCTTTTTATCTCAGGCTACCTGTCAATAGGTGTGAATCTCGCTGAGTGATGGAGTGAATACCGTTATGCCGTACTAATGTAAACCAGTAATTTAAACTATTTTCTGTTGCCCTGCGAAAGATTGGTGCTAGGTGGCAAGGAATAAAGAAGCACTACTAGGTTTACGCGGGTAAACTTTTCATGCTTAGATGAGTACTGCAAAGAACCCGTCTGAGAGATTCTCACGAAGAACATCACGGTGTCAAATGCCGAAGCTGGAATATTGGGGGGGGGCCTCCAAGACGTAGCTCCGAAACCAAATGACGTCGACAAGCTTGGATGAAAGACTTCAAGCCACAAAAGCCTCACCATGACGACGGGCGACCGACGGACCATTGGGACAGCAGGGATCTCTACAGCGGAAACATGGCGCTTAAGAACGTTTCAAGACCGCCCATCCCCTCACGCGGGGTATCGAGACTCGTAGGTTAAAGCCCTACACTACAAGGCAGGCGTGGTACTGCATTATAAAACTTCGAACTCCGTCTGGGGAATATCCCCTACCTTGCCTCAAAGCTTCCTCTGGATCATCAGTCTGAACTATCATGAACGCATCGGAATGTGACTCGGTAGTAAATACCAACATTGTCGACTTTGAAATTGAAGCAAAAAGCTCCAGGTTTATCTTTATCGACAGTCTCAATGAAGATCTTTGAAGGTGGGAATTCCACCAGCATCACTCGAGTGAAGTCCTTTATGCATGGAGGTGTTCGCTTCTTATCTACTGACCAGCCAGTGTCTTCGAAGATTTTCATTTCTTATCTCCTAGCCATTTAATGCAGTCTAGAAATCCTTCATAGTAGGAATCCTGCTTAGATTTGGGTTGGTTTGACCAGATAGATGTCCACTCTTTAGATCGACGAAGAGCCTCGAGCTTTACTTTGTAATCGTCAGGCAATTGAGGCATTGCCGTCTGACAAAGCTGCTGCATCATTTGCCTGATGACGGTGGTAGGTAGCGTGGTAGTGCCATCTTCGTTCTGTTTGGTTTTCTGAATCAAAGTTACAAAGTCGTTTATGTTCATTCTGACCTCAAAGCTTCTGCTGCATCTAAGATTTCCTGGTAGCTAGGAGTCGTCTCACCTTCTTGAAAGTGGCAGCCGTCTACTCGCTCACCTCTGAGAATACCAATTTTGCACCATTTTTGTGGTGTGCTGAAATCATTAACCCCATCCTGAAGCTGCACTAAGTCAGAAGCCGTCACCTCGTATGTCGAACCCACTACGTGCAGGAAGGTACGGTCGCAGTCTCGCATTACCTGGATCCTTTGGTTCACACAGATGGTTTGCTGACGCTGCATTATTTCTTGATCCGTGGGGTGGTTAAATTGCGGAGCGCAGGCGGTGGATAGGGCTAGGGTTAAGATTGATAGGTTTTTCATTTGCATTCCTTTCGGTAATTGTTTGGGCACTACTCATCAGCGTCGACGTGCTTCCACGTTTTACGCAATATAATTTTCCTAATAGCTGTTTCCGTCACATTGAACTTTTTGGCTAGAGCTTTAGAACCGAACCGTTCACTTCCATGAATGAAGACCTCTCGTATCCAAATAACGTTATAATTTGAAAGTCTCGCCGAGTGATGCTCCTCACCAAAGGCGCGTTTCATTCTACCTTTAGCTATCATGTCATCTATATTATCCTGTGCCGTTCCTAAAAAAAGATGCTCAGGATTACAGCAAGGCCTGTTATCACAATGGTGACAGACATACATTTTTTTTGGAATAGGACCGTGGGCAATTTGCCATGCAAGCCTATGAGTTAAAATTTGATAGAATTGGTGACTAATCGAACCATAGCCTTTAACCATAATATGGCCTTGATAGATCCAACAATGAGTACCTGGCTGCACCACTAATTTTGATTTTAACTTTTGCTCGAGAATTTTAAGAATCTCTTGTGGTATAACTTTATGCATCGTGTTACCAATGTGCTACATTAGGTTTCTCGAGTAAAGTTAATGTTGTGTTAAGCCACTAAAATCAAATGCTTACGATCTATTTTTTCTTTTTCTTAGGCTTCTTTTCGGGCTTTTTAGGCGCTGGTTTGCCGGAGTTTAGGCTTGACCAAGTAACCCCATCGTCACGCACTGGGTCGAGCCCTGTAAACTGTGCCCACCTAGAAACGATCACATCGCAGTATTTAGGCTCAAGCTCCATAAGTCTAGCAGCCCTACCCGTGGACTCCGCACCTATCATAGTGGAACCAGAACCACCGAACAGGTCTAAAATAATTCCGTTTTTCGGGCAGCTATTATTGATCGCACGCTTGCTGAGTTCTACTGGCTTTTGAGTAGGATGAAATTCGTTAACCGAAGACCTTTTCTCATCCCAAACACTCACCTCGTTATTAGGACCGTACCAAAAAGGAGCGCAGCCCTTCTTGTAGGCGTATAGGCATGGCTCGTGTTTCTGTTTATACTGTGCACCGATAGCACCAAACTGAGCCATGTTCTTATTCCAAATGAGCCAACTTCTAATCTCGTATTGGTTATCCTGAAGAACCTGAAGAACCTGAAGACTTTTAGTGGCAGCAAACCAAAGATATAGCGCGGCTTTTTCTGATGAAAATGCAGCCATCATAGGAACAGAACCAGTGTAAATTTCAGTCGATTCGTCGTTGGCTAATTTTTCACGCCTCTTACCCTTCTGCGCGTGGCCTCCATCGTAGTTAACTCCATACGGTGGATCCGTGAAAACAAGATCAGCTTTTGAGCCATCCATTAAACGCTCGACGTGTTGTACATTTGTGGAATCTCCACATAGTAATCTGTGTTTTCCAAGGATCCACAAATCACCGAGCTTCGTTACAGGATCAACTGGAGGTGGTGGTACAGCGTCTGGATCTGTTAAACCTTCACGGTCGGCAACATCAATTTCGAAGTTCTCAATACCCAGCATCCGAATATCAAACTCTGGACCGAACTCTGGAAGGTCGGCATTGATACCGGAGAAATCTAAATCACTCTGAAGCGCTAGAGCGTTGTCTGAAATACCAAACGCCCACTCCTGCTCTTCGTTTTTAAAGTCTTGAAAAATAGCTGGTATATGTTTCATACCAAGCTTACGAGCCGCCAATACACGACCCTCACCAGCAGCTACGTGACCTGACAAATTAGAAATCACAATTGGATTTCTAAATCCCTGATACCGGATCACATCAGCAAGGTGATCTATTTGTTCTTCAGGGTGTTTATTTCTGTTCTTCGGATTGAGAGTGACTTTGTTCGGGTCGACCAGTGTTATCTTTTTTGACTCGATTTCCATTACGAGAAAACATACCCGACTTACTTTGTTTTATACAGATACCAAACTCAAATATTTCCTGTCTCCAAACCATCTCAGACCTTAGTACGGCTACCTCAAACGATTCAGCGAAGATCCAACCAAGCCAAAGACCGTCAGTTCTTGATATGTAGAACTTCTTCTTCTTTGGCTCTGAGCTCATGTGAAATACTTTATCAGTATAACGAGCGCCACTGGAATCATTCCAGCAGCAGCACCCCACACTGCAGACTTAACCTGTAGAGTGGCGATGTCGACCTTCATACTTTCAGACTTAAGTATTCTCTGCTCAATTTTTTCCATGTTTGCATTTAATCTCTCAAGCTCACGAATAACGTGTTTACCCCATGACTCCCAAGATTCGTCAGCCATCTAGATCTCTTTTTTCTCTTCAATTAATTTTTTAATAACTTCAAAGCACTTCTTCGACATCGTATGAACTTTGTCAGAAGCAGGAGCCTCAAGAGCAAGTGAAGCTAAATGAATTAATGCTTGTTGTGGTGTAATTTCTTTTTCCATTTTTACTCCACGTTAAGTTTTTTAGCTTCATCAATTAGAAGCTGAATCTCTGCAAGTTTATCCTGCAAGAATTGCTTCTTGCGCTTTAAATCTTTGATGTCAAACTTCTGCTCGATAGCTTTTGTTTCCGTTGCTACGATTTTACCGTCTGCGTCTTTGGTATATACAACTGCCATTTTATTCTCCTATGCTACTGGGACCCAAAATACTTGCATTAATTCTTGCACAATATCGTTATCATTCGTTGCTTCGCCTGTCACGAATAGCGCGTTGGTTGTTAAAAAGTTAAAAGCCCAAGCCTGATAATCGCAAGTGGTAGTTAGCGTTGCGTTGCTGCAAGTCCAAGTCACAATCGACCTACCAGTGGTGGTGGTAGTTCTAAAGATGCGTGCTTTTATTTCCCAGTCGCCTGTATTAAAAGCCAGTGCCGTAGTGTCAAACAATGTGATAGCGCCAAACTTTAATCTGACTCGCTTGTTGTTTGCATTGGCTGCAAATGTCCCAGAGCAGACAACTTCAAAAGAATCACCATTTGCTGCGAAAGCTCCCGATGCAGTCGTTACAGTATGTAGAGTATCTTCGCCAACTCCTACGTTACCGACGGAGTTTATCTGCGAGTACACCGTCGCCATCGCCCCACGAAGAGCTGTTCCTTGGAAGATAGTAGTCTTTCCTGCCGCGTCTATTCGTAGTCTCTCTGTTCCTGCTGTTGAGAAGCCAAGTATGTCAGCGCCTGCGCCGAACATACCTGTGTTGGTATCGTTACTCGGTACAAAAGTAGGAGTCCCTGCGCTACCAGCCGCGCCACGAACTTGAGCTGCACTCTCAACTCCTGCCGTGAAGATTTGAAATCTTACTACGCCGCCACCAGCGAAACCGATTTGGTCAGCTCCGACGTTGTACATCCCGGTATTTGAATCACCAGCGAACGAATACATCGGAGTTCCAACTGATCCCGTGGGAGTTAGAAACTGCGTGCTGTTTGTAAAATCCCACGACCCAGCAGACGAGATTAATAATCGCTGCGTCCCTGTTGTAGAAAGTCCTACAGTTGAACCAGTCCCTCTGAACATTCCACAATCTGAACTTGATGTGAACCCCCAGAAAGGAACTGCCGCAGATCCCGCGCCACCGCGCGCTTGTGTTGAGCCATCTAAAAACAAGTTACCAGATCCCGACCATTGCGCTCTAAGCGTGTTGTTTGTGTAAAGCTCTAAGCTTAGATTTTCTCGTTGCCGAATCTCTCCTACTCCGGTAGCAGAAATACCTACATCAAAACCATCACTAACCGTTTGCCCCGTCGTTGCTCCTGCGGTGAATTTAAGAGCGGAAGCCGTAGCGTTTCCTAAATCAATTTGCAAAGCATTTGTCGGGCTTATGTTAGTATTGGAAATACCCATTCGATCTTTGATCTGAACATAGGTTGATTCCCAATTTAGATTCTCAATGTTAAGAGAGCTTACAAGTCTTCTGGTTTCCCAGCGTAAAGCATGTACCGAGGTAGTATCAATTAGCGCGTTTGAGGCCCAGCTAAGAACCGTTTGCCCAGCATTTTGAAGAGTGCCCCCAATCCAGTCAAGCTGAGTTGAGCCGCCAGTTTGAAGAAGTCCCAACTCCCAATTTAATTTGATGTCACCTAAGTATTGAAGCGTGTGAAAATTAAAGTCTACCGAGACTGAGTTAAAATTGTCGTAAAGGTAATAATTTAACCAATCAACAATTAAATTACCATTTAAATCTAAGAGCTGAAGGTTTGTAAAATCTCCTACGCATACGTTGTATTGGCCTTGGTAGATCTTAACGCCACCGCCCGCCGCCAAGCCCCAATCAAGCATGGGTACTGTGTTAGAAATCCCGATATTTAAAAGTGTATAGTTACCATAATCTACGCTTGGGTATGAGCCGCCAAAATCGTAAAGCCAACGAAAGGAAGTATTCGCTTCGATCGCTTTTAAATCCAATGAGTCTATAACAGTGTCAAAACTAACTTGTGGATTATTAAATCTAAAAGTTGTGTAGTTGCCAGTTGTCATTCTGTCTAAAACTGGGGAATATTCAAAGTACGGTGTGGTGCCGCCCTCAAAGAAAATACTTGAAGTGTTAGGAGTGGGGTCAAGTCTTATATACGGGCCGTTTGTCCAGTTAAAAGCCTCAACCCCATCAGCTCGGTATAATGATCTTGCTTGTAAATCCGCTGACAACACAAAAGTAGAATCAAAAGCTTGTCTTGAGTCTAATTCAAATACAGTATCGCCAAAGCTATTTTCTAAAAATTGAAATGTCCCCGTTAGGCCGATATATTTATTACTACCAATGTCCACATCGGCCGTTGCGCCTGTGTATGGAACAAGTCCTGCGATAGCTGTAGCAAGTCCTGCGATGTCAGCAATGGCAGCATCAGCTCCAGACGTAACTAAACCTTTAGCGTCGTAGGTAATCTTGGTTTTTGTCGCTCCAGCGATAGGAGCATTCTCATCAACTTTGCCATCAAGAGCTGTCTGTGTCGCAGTAGAGACAGGCTTGTTTACATCAGAAGTATTATCGACGTTCCCTAACCCTACTTGTGTTTTAGTTACAGAGTGGGGGTTAGAGGTAGAGCCGATGTGCGTATCAATTTGCAGGTGAGTATTAATACCGATGCTAGTTAGTCCAGTGTGATCCGTAATGGGAGCCGCGCCACTTGATGCAGCCGTAACAAGTCCCTTAGCGTTTACCGTAACACTTGCATTAGTAAATGAACCTACCCCAGCGTTTACCGTTGCAAGCGTAGCTGGGACAGCACCAGGTCCCGTAGCAGTTACATCTCCAGTTAAAGCTGTGATCGAAGCCAGTCCTGCATCCACTAAAGGAGTCTCGAGTCCAGCGTCGTCCTTAATATAAATCTTCTTATCCGCTTTAGTATAGATCGAAACCTTACCAGCCGCTGGAGTCGCAGGAGCCGCGCCGTTTGTCAAATCAATCTTAGCCATTATTGAACCCCGAATATTCCCTCGACAATCAAGTCACCTTGAAGATCGAGATAGTTTGTTATCTGAATATTTGACCCCACTTGAACTGTCATAGACTCACCACTTGGAATTAAAGAACCAAGCAGTGTAGAAGTGTTGATACAGCATTTTTGATAAAATACTAACTGCCCAGTAAAAGGATCGATCTCAGGAGAACTCACGTTACTACTGCCTTTTCCCAAGTGCATTTTGTAGAATCAGTGAATGTGTAGGTGACTGTCATTAACACAGTCCCAAACTCTCCACCTGTTCGATAACTCCAAACCTCAACAGTCGCAGAAGGAAAAGTTTTAGTAATAGCGTCTGTTCCACTTGGAGCAGCGAACGGTCCACCTTGCGTTACACGAATAGCGTTTGAAGCCGATACGAACGCTCTAGCTAGTATTTGGGTTATTGTGATCACTAAAACAGTTTAACCCAAAATGAAATCTCGTCCTACCCTGATAGCCTTTGTTTCTTTATCCCCGTCGATTTTCATTAAAACCCACTGAGCTGGTGCTAGTGATTTCATTTGAAACTGCTCTCTAAGCCACTTGTGCAGGCGTTTACCTGTAAGGTTATGACGTATTAACCAGTCTAAAAACTCGTCACAGCGCCTAAGCTTGTTCCATTGGTGGGCGTGTACGAATAGAGCTTGCTCACCATCGACCACTCGAAGCAGTCTCTGACGTCTCCACTCGTTGGGAATTTGACGGTCTACCGTGGACATGAATTGATTATTAGCTGAAAGTCAGAAGGAGAGATAGCGATAAAGTCATCTGAAGACTGAAAGGATTTAACTTCCTTAGCCTGCTTTCGAACAAGACCAATCTTACCTCTGCACCACTCCTGAACTGGTTGGCAGTAGTCGTCCTTTGTTTGAATCGTGTAGACCTTGATGTCTTTAGGAGGACGCGAACCCTTAGCCGAAGCACAAGAGATCAGCAGGAGACTAGCGACGACGGTTAAGAATCTTTTCCAATTCTGAAGTGTCACCCTTAGTCTCCTTTGCTTTTTTAAGTCCGATGCTGATGTCTTCCATGTACTCAAGTAACGCTTTGTTTACGTGAGCAAGCTTCTCTGTGTCTGTTGTCGTGGCCAAATCAAGCAGTTTACTGATGACTGGCCACACAGCTGCAAGAGAAGAAAAAAACGCAATCACGAGATTGAGATTTTACCTTTAGAAATGAACCCGAGAACGATGTTCAATCCAGCCCAGATGCTGGACGATTCAACAAGGTATGCCTCGATGAATGATCTAGTCTGAGGAACAACTACTGCAACGACAGCGAGAACGTTGAGATAAAAACGCTTTGATTTGTAAAACGGTGTATTTACTGGTTCCATAATTTTTCCCCTTTTTAAATTATAAATAATCGTACAGGCTAAAACCTGATTAAACAAGTCAGCCTTGCATCTCACACAAGTGATATGGGAAATCATTTTGCTGCTTAGCAGCTTTTAAAAGACGTGTTCCAGTAGCGTTAAAATCATCCCATTGAGATGGAGGAACAGTCTGACATCCTAAAGAAGAAGTCCCAGTGCGACCACCTCGGTGAATGTTAATTCCAAACTGCCCAGTCTCCTCATAGTTCGGATTGCCGTCTCGAATCACCGTAACGTCAGCAGCTTGACGGTACGCCATGTGTGGAACCGATCCGTTATGCATACCGATCTTATAACGCCATGTGCCGTTTTTAAGAGAAGCCATTCCTTTAGAAGAACCTGTGCCTTTACCTTTTCGGTAAGCACTAGGATCGACGTTTCCATTAAACTGGTGAACGATGCCAGTCTCAAGCTCAACCCAGTCTAAAGCGTCGTCGTAGATACCTCGATCGTTCTTTTCAAGAACACCCATAGAGTTTAAAAAATACCCTCTGAAACCAATGAGAAGAATCTTATCCGTCTTCTTAAGTTTCACCTGTGGAAGAATCTGACTTATCCAATCAAAGCCTCGCTGTGGTTTTTTGGCTGGTATCATTTGTTTTCCTTTTCGATAAGTAAAATAAGTCTTCTGATCGGATGCGTAGGCAAGAAGTAGTTTTCGAAGTTCTTCTTAATACCACCTTTAGATAAAATAATTAAGTCCCACAGCATCACAGATAACAATAAAGGCAAAGCATAAACGTCTGGAAGTTTAGATTTAGGTAGAGAGTAGTTTAGTCCGATCGTTCTTAATAGCCCCAAGTTCTTAGAAGAGTAGTTACCAAACAAAGCGTTAAATATTAAACCACCAGCAAGCCAGATGAGGTCTAAAGCGCTTGGTATACGATTAGCCAGGACTCTATAGTAGGCAATTTCTGATCCCTGACGCATTTGATTGAACGAAAACCCACTACCGTCGTTGTCAAATATCCCACCGTTTCTATCTGCGTAGTCACATATGTCGTCTATGATTTCACGGCAGTCAAAGATTCTAGCTCCCGTTGTGATAGCGGTGTAGTTGTCGTGAGCCTCTGGAGTAGGATCATTTGGCCTTCTATTGAATAGGCCTTTTACATATCCACCATCACGAACAACGATGAGAAGTGTGACAGCTGCAATAAATCGCTGCTTGTCTTCGTGGTAATACTTTCCTTCTTTGTCGAGCTTCCGACATAGGATCAGAAAGTAAACAAGAAACAATATACCGTTGTCGTTTGTAGTTCCTTGACGCTCAAGAAGACCAAGACCGTGAGAGTCTACCCAATAAGTGAAAAAATCTTCACGGATCTGTTCTAAGGTTTCTTGCATTTGTACAGCTTCTCTTCTTCGTTAACTACTTTTGGGCAGTATTGAAGTTTCAAAGATGAGCATCCACTTAGAATAAAACCTAAAGTAAAAGCGATACACATTGCATAAAAATATCTCATTTTAATTACCTACTCTTTCTATACTAATCCAGTTTTCAAAAACACTAGCATTTAAAGTCAATGTAGATCCTGTCTGGTTTTGGACTGTTACGCTGATCGTATCACCAGCATTGTATGTATTTGTCCCACTTCCACCTAGAGTTAAAAATGTAGTTAGTGTAGCCCAAACTGTTTGCATACCAACGACAAATGATTTTGTTCCAGACACCTGAAGATACGCGTATCGACTAGATCCAGATGTAAAAGAAGTAGAATTAGGTAAAAGATGACACGCGATTCTGTATTTACCAGACACAGGTACCGTATATACTCCAGTGGTAGCATTAAAAGCTCCATGAGAATCGTACTGATTAGTCCATGTTGTTATTACAGAACCGCCTCCTGATGCAATTGCTTGTGCGTTAGAGGTGCCGCTTCTCATAGCCACCGTCTCACTAGCGGCAATTGCGGAGGGGCCGGAGATTCTACTGACAGTAATGTTAGTAGCATGAGCCATGCTGCCGCCGCTGTTTTGATACAGATAAAACTTAAGAACATCTCCAGCGTTCAAATAAACAGCACTCTTTCCGTTTAGAGTAAGAGAGAAAGCAGCCGAGTTGTTGTTTACTGGAATTTCTACGAGCTTACTAACGCCGCCAGAGTTTACCTGATATCGTACTGACGCATATTTACCTGTGGCGTTCCAGTTAACAGTAGCTTGCCACTCAGTGAAAATATCAAAATCATAATAACCAGGAACAGGAGCGACAAATCCAGTTCCAGTAACAACCGCGCCATGAGTATCGTAGGCAGTTGATAGAGTGGTTAACTGAGTCTGTGAGTTATCAGGAATAGACACTGTGTTAGAATACCTAGCAGCAACCACCCTCGTATCCGTATCGTTAGACATCTGGACTGATGAGGACCAGCCGGTGATGGGAACTTTTATACTCCAAACCATTACATCGTTAGTTGCCCAAATAAAAGGCTGGACTGAACTAATAACTGTTCCTGTATCAATGAAGCCAACACCAGCAGCTCTATCGTATAATGGTCTAGCAAATACAGAAGTTGAGTTTGATATGGAAATATATAATGGGTAGTTGTTTGCTCCACTTTTAACAGCATTACCTACACCAAGAGTATTTTCAGTTGAGTTAAATCCTAGCTTAGAAGTATCAATAGAGTACCCAGAAGGTAAAGACATAGTTGGCGTTGTACCCATACTAGACGTAGTACCCATTGTGAATGAGCCTTCAATTTCCATCGAATCTCCTACACGACGCCATTTTGCGCTGCTAACACCGTTTCCAACGGTTAAATTTGTATAAGTAGGAGTATAACTAAGCCAATCCGTGACAGGAGCTCCATATAAACGAGCCTCTGGTCCAACAACTACCGTATCAAGTTTTAAATTTACAGCCTGAGCTGTAACGACTGCTCTGTGAATAATCAATCTATAACTTGTGCTGTTTGAAGCAGTTTGAAAACTAGCAATGTGTTTGTACTGAGTGCCACTCACACTACCTTGAATCTGATACCCTGCTGGTTGAATAATTTGAGCGTTTGTTAAGTCATAAATATAAACGCCGAAATCACCAGTTACCGTAGTTACGTCTGTAGAGTAATCAAAACTAATACTTAAAACTTTAGCCTTGTCTGCTGCGTCAATAGTGAAAGCATAACCGACTCCCTCACCTCTCAAATCTGCAGCGGTGGTAGTTAAAAGAAAACTTCCTACACCTCGAAGTGGGCTCGATGTGCTTCTAGTAAAAGTCGTCGTAATAGGACTGCCACCAGTTCCGTCTACAGGTGCAGCAGCTGAACCGTCATCGTAAGTAACCCAACCAGTCGTACCTGATTCTGCGTCTGGATTTGCATCAATATAATTCCTACCAGAACCACCACCAGATCCAGAGATCTGTGCCCAAGAGCTAGAAGTAGTTGAGTACTTCTTTAACTTATCGTCTGAGCTGTCGACTCTCAAAGTCCCGTTAGCTGCAGCAGTTGGCAAAGTACCAGGCTTGAGTCTGAGAGCGTCTGTGTTTATTTCACCAGCAGAAGCTTGAAAAACTGTTAAGAGTAGTAACGCTTTTAAAAATTGTTTCACGTAGAACATTCCTCCATTAAGGCAGTGTTGATGTCTTAACCCAAATATCTAAACTACCAGCAGTCGCAGCACTTAAATTTGCTCCGACAGAAGTCGCTTGAATCTTAACAGCAGTTGTAGCTGTAAAACTAGGTATCTCATTTAAATCGACTGAATTAAACACTGCAGCACCAGCAGCTTGAAACACATCGAACTGGCTTAGGTATCTATCAAGCTCTCCTACAATACCAACGTCGATTTTATAAGCACTCAAAGCTCCACCAGTAAAAGAAGCGCTGTGTTTTATAACTAAACCTTCAATTTTACCTAAAATAGGAAGCGTTAAAAGTGTGATGTTATTTGTAAGAGCAGCAGCAGAAAGATCAGTATAAGCCACGGTGTATTTAGTCCACCCACCGGATCCTAGACCAGCAGTTCGAATATCATTGAACCACGAGTATAGAATCTTCTGACCGTTAGTTCTTAAAGGAATATCGCTAAAGCTCATTGCATCACTCCAAAATTCTCATCAGGTATTTCACGTCGATAGATAGCGGCGTGATGTCCTGAGCTGTGCTTAGGTCGTTTGTGATTGTAGCATTGTGTGTGTGTGTTCCACTTGTCGCTTCTATGTAAGTTAAAAGACCAGCATTACTTTCGTTCACTGTAGCCACAGCGTTCGTCGTGACAACGCTGCCGTGATTGTGTTGAAGGTTAACCACTGTTCCTATGTTACCAGCATACGTTAAAGCTGAGCTACCAGCCTGTGTTGAAGAAACTGTACCTTTAAAATACCTCAAAGCCATCGATGGCAAATGAAGACCTTCTAAAGGTGAGCTCCCAATGTACAGTGCCCAGTAGTCTGTGGTGTCTGAAACACCTGTTCTGTGCTGAATGTTATAAGTTGATCGACTAACAACATCGCCATTGCAGAGCATGTACCCTTGTGGGATATCTAAAAGACCATTGAAGTCGTACCAAGGAATCGTAGCACCGCCTGGAATGTATCCAGACACAACGTTTGCAGCCAACCAAGGATAAGTCGCAGAACCTAAATCACCAGCTTTGTCTGTAGCGAGTCCTGCTGTACGTGGGTACACATCGCCAGTGATTGCATCTTGAACATTGTTAAAGGCTGACTGATCTGTTTTTATCGCGACTACTTCAGTTAAATTTAAAAGCGTCATACGACCCTCATAATAAACTTTATCAGTAAATGTTCAGGTTCAATATTTTGAACAGAAGAAAGGTCAGAAGGAATCGTCACAGTATGTGTGTGTGTAGCGTTGTAAGCAAGTCTATCCACAGCAGAAGTTCTGTTAATAAAAGTAGGCGATGGCCCTGAAGTAGTTCTTGGTGATCCGTGAGTGTGGCTTAGATTTAAAGTTGAAATACCACCATTTGTTATTGGTGAAGTACCAGACTGCATTGCTGCCGTTGTTCCACGAGGGAAATTAGAGCCCATACTTGGTAAATAAATACCGTTTAAAACCGTAGACACTACGTAGTTATCCCAGTCTCCTGTTGTATGTTGAGCGTCGTAGTTAGCCTCGTTAATTATCACTCCATTGCACAGCATCCAACCTTGAGGCAAATCATACCCACCATTGTAATCGTACCAAGGCATGATATCGCCTACACCCATGTCACCTGTGAAGACGTGGTGCCGTTTCCAACGATACGTCTGAGTTCCTAAACGTCCGTAGTTCGCACGAACCGCACCAGTTAAGTACCTAGCAATAAAGTTTCCACTCAGAACATCTCTGAAATTATTAATCCAGCTCTGTTGAGGAGTTTGGCCACTTGCTCTATCTGGTATTGTCTCAATTCCCATTAGATAACCCTCATGTAAACTTTAAGAAGAACGTACTGAGGATCAAGTCCACCGCCTGGGTCTTGCGTCGTTAAAGTAAACGTGTGCGAATGCGTACCGTCAGAGAAGTTTGTTACACCAGCAATACTACCTCGAGACACACCAGCGTTGTTTGGTGCTCCAGTAGTGTAGTTCGTACCGTGAGCGTGAGAAATACTTAAGCTTCCATTACCAACGCTTGTGATAGGCGAAGCGCCTGACTGAGTACTACCGTTCACACCTCGCATGTACCTATTATTAAAGTCAGGAAGTCTTAGACCGTTGATAGGTGAGCTGACCACCTCTGATGCCCAAGTATTTGCACCATGCTCAGTATTGTAATTTGCTTCTGAAACTACTCGACCGTCACACAGCATCCAACCAGCTTCAAGCACTGGAGAAATACTTGTGTAGACGTATTTGTATTTCATCATTCCGACGCTCAAATATCCGCTGGTGATATGAGCTCTATTAAATCGGTACGTCGAAGAACCAAGGCTACCAGCTTCGTCCGAAGCGTCGAGAGTTGTAACGTCTCGAGGAACGAAGACGCCAGTGATAGCTCTCTTCATTCTTGCAAACCAAGTCTCGTCTATGACTTGTCCGTTCACCCGACTTATTAAATTATCTACGCTCATATCTTTCGCACTCTAAACGTAATCGTCTGGTTTTTGCAGTTGATTTTTTTATTGATGATTTTATAAGGTGCGTCGTCATCGATCGTAAGCGACCATAGAGCTGCTGGTAAAACAAAGTCACCCCACTCTGCGATTCCGCAAATAGGTAGACCAGTTTCAGAGTTCACGTACACCGTAGGGTAGTCAATGATCACTCGATCCAAAAGCTTCAGATCCAAAGTCGAATAGTTTAAAGCCACAACGACATTGAACTCTTGTTTTGCGTCAGCAAACTCGTCGAGAATTGAGTTTAGAATATTGTTTATCTTCGTGGAGTTAGTGAAGATTGTGAAATCTAACTCCTTCTTTTTATTTCCGTACCTAGTCACAGACTCAGCAGAGGTCACAGAGTTCGTGGCATTCTTCCACGTAATAAAATTGAACACGCGAGACACACCGTTGCGAAGGTCGTTGATATCCACAATGCTCTCAGCACCAGCAGCAGAAGCCTGACCGTAAAAGGTAGCCTCAACAGCTGCAGAAGGCGTTCTAGGAGCTACGTAAATCGTATCGTTCACAATATAAAGAACAGAGTTTGAACAGGTAAGAAGAGTATCTAAACCCTCCTTCACAGTCTTGTTTTGAAGGCTGCTGATACTATCTATCGCTTGGTCAATGTTCGGCGTAATGTTTGCGATGTCTAAAGTCAGAAGATTCGTTATAGCTGCCTGATTTAGAATGTTGAAAATAGTTGTGGAAACTAAATCACTCGCACTAACCGTATCAAACGGAACGATTGTCTTAGCAAAAATGGACTCAAAACCAAGAACAGTGACGGATACCTGCTGAGTCTTTAGGTCTGTAGCAAAGCTCTCATCACTCACTAATCCTTTATAAATTTCTATCTCTTCTGCAAGCCATGCGTCGTCAACATCCACCACACCGCACTCGTCTTTGTCAGTGAACTGCCACGTAACCTTTACCTTCGAATCACCTCGACGGAACCTAAAGAATGACTGAGACTGGTCTATGTCTGAAAACTGACCACCGACGTTATTAAGTCTTAGGTTTAAATTTGAGAACGTGAACACTCCTACCTGGTACTCGCTACCGTCAAGGCTCACCTGAATATCACCTAGAGCACCAGCGTTGACGTACTTTGTAATGTCTTCAAATGGTAAGTAATTACCCTCGTCGTCAAATGGTGCAAGATAGACTTTAAAAAACCCCATCAGTCGACGACCTCAGCAAGTTTTATTTTTAAATCTAAACCATTCAAATAGCATCCTTTAACAAAGTCTGGATTGTATTCATTCGCACACTTCATAAGGATCATATCTTCTACTCGGTAGCCTTTGACAGGAGTAAAGAACTGCGATTCCTGACCACCACAAACCCAAACAATGAAACCTTCACTTGCATCATAAAGGCTTTCAACGATTCCAATATCGGATACGATATTCCAGAACTTCACGGATAGATCGAAACTAATCCCGCCAATGTTTTCGATAATTGATTTCTTCCCAGAGAGCATTTGATTGATGACTCGGTTTCTATCGATCTCAAAACCGCTAATAATAGGGTATCCGGTGAACTGGCCAATTCTTGTCGTAGCTATCACCTGGAAAATGTACTTATCTTCGTCTGCTACCATCGTACCGTTGATGACTAACTTAATTTTATCGGTCTCGACCTGTGTAAATGTGTGATGCGTAGTATCTAAAGCATTAGCTGTAGGTGCAATGATAGTTGAAAAATTAACATAAGTAGCACCGTTCCAATACTGAATCGTGTAGGACTTTAAATTGTGCTTCACTAGAATGATCTCAGACAGCGTTCTCGTCTCACCGAAATCAAAAACAATATTCGTCAAGTCAGCGTCATCTGAATCCGTCGTTACCCATGCGGAAGTGTTGCTTCTATTTCTTACTAGGTCGACATAGTCCTGGCCTTCAGAAGCTGTAAGAGTCACGTTTGGATTGCTGATGTCTAATTTGTTTTTGTTTAAAAATACAATCGGCTGCGCCATTATCAGACTCCCTGTATGCTCAAGTTAAGGTTCTGACGCTCTACAAGTTTCGTTTCAATAAAATCCATAAGATTATCTTGGAGTTTTAAAACAATTTCCATGCTTCCAGACTGCTGACCTGACCTGTTGCTAGAAACAGCACCCACAACTTCTTCGAAGTTTCTTGTAGGAACTACGAGCTCTCCTGGCATCAGCATTGCTGGTACGCTATCTAAACCTGGAATACCTCCGGTTATCAAACCACCAGAAGCAGCTTTCACTGGTTTAGGTGTGCTTGCAATTTTCTTAATCTGCTCACCACCAAAGGCCACAGCAGCAGCAGCACCAGCTATACCTAACGCTGGTCCTACGATCGGAATCGTTGAGAAACCTGCATAAATGTTCATTGCAGACTCAGCTGTTTTAACAGATACGTTTGCGATCGCAGCAGCCTTACCTATCCCGAAAAGCGTAGCGTTGCTTGAAGATTGTAATGCAGCCAGTTCGTTCGTTGCCTGTAGAGATCCCTGTACTTCTTTTTGACGAAGTGCAAACTGCAAATCTGCGTATGCTTTGCCAAACTTTCTTTGGTTCTCAAGATACTCATTGTTGAATTTAATCTGGTCAGAGGCAGTCTTTGTTGCTGCTGCAATTCTTAACTGTGACTCGGTTTGAATCTGAGTCGCTAGGTCAGTTGTACTCTGAAGATTGAAAAGAGCTTTTTGCTCTGCTGTAAGAGCTGCGAACTCTTCGTTCTCTGCAAGAATTTCACTCTGCAATAACAGTCTCTGTTCACGGTCTATCTCGATAGCCTCAGCTTCAAGCAAGCGAACTTCTTCAAGGCGCTGCATAAGAGAGCCACGAATAGCTTCGTTCTTGTCATCTTCAATTTGTTTTAAAAGCTCAACTTCCTGCTTCTTCAAATCAATAATGGCTTTTGATTCATCGTTCGCCATTGCGCGAAGAAGGTCTGCTTCTGCAGCGCGAAGTGCTCTAGACCTATTTAAAGCAGCTACCTCAATAGCATTTGCTTCGTTTGCTGCTGCTGCTTTATCGGCGTTCTGAGTCTCATCCGCTTTTTTATCTTCGGCTATCTTTTTATCAACGAGATCACCGTACTCTTTGAACCCAACTTTAAAAGCATCCTTAAGCTCCGTGATGCCTTCTTTTAACGAGACAAGGTTATAGGAAAATGCACCGAAAAGAACCTTACCTAAACCAGTGGCTAGAGGCTTAATGTTATTTACGAACGTCTCAAATACAGCCTGCATACGAGGCCAGACACTCTCCCAGTTCAAGTAGAGCTCAGCTAAAACGATCACGAGAATACCGATACCAGTCGCGCCTATGAGGCCTTTGATAGCTATGCTGGTGCCACCGATGGCAATATTCGCTGCAATCATAGCAGCTCTTACCTTCGCAAACGCCAACACGCCACCAGCTACAGCTGTGACAAGACCTGTAAATGCCAAAGCACCAGCTCCTACTGAGACAATAAAATCCACAAGTGGACCGTTCTCAGTTACAGCATTCACAAAGTTCGTAAGCGACTGAACTACCTTCGATAGAACTGGCTCTAAACGACTTCCGATAGCCTTCTGAAGATTTCCTACAGCAGAGTCTAAAAGAATTAAACCGCCACCAGCTTTTGCAGCCTGTTCTGCTTGCCCTTGAAACTTCTGATTAAGCTTCTCGGTAACAGCAGCAAGACGCTCTTCCTTCGTAGCGTTCTCGTCTAGGTCAATTCCCATCTTCTTCAAAGCAGCTGTGTTACCAGCGATTCCTTTTCCAACTATTTCAAACGCAGAACTTAAATCAATTTTCTTGGCTACAGAAAGGTCTACGACAGCCTGTGTGAGCTCATCGGTAATCTTTGTCTGACCGATAAGACCCTGGGCTAATGCCTGTCCTGTGCTGACTGCGTCTGAATCAATGCCAGTCTTTCTCTCGATAGCCTCTGCTGCAGCTCTATACTGCTTAGATAATTCCTGTGTGAATATGCCTTGGTTTTGAAGTGCAAGAGTCACTTCACCAATAGCTTTTTGCTCAACGCCAAAAGCTTTAACGCTTAGATAAACCTCTGCTGTAAGAGCTGCAAAAGCCACAGCGCTGACTGCTGCGATACTTGTAAGCTGACCTTCAAGTGATTCGGTTTGCTTTTTAACGTCGGCAAGTGCTTCTTTAAAATCGTCTGCCTCACCGCCTATCTTAATGATTAGCTCTGACATCCGACTTCTCCCTGAGCTTGCGCTCTCTTGCTTGTGCCATTGCGTTCTCTAACTTAGAAACATCAATCGGCTCTACCTTCTCATTATCTACGGGTTTACTCACTTCTGGTAGGTTGAAATTATGAATTTTCGCATTGAAGCGAAGATCATTCATTCTGTCCTCTGCGATAAACTCAAGTCGTTGAAATATCTCGCGAGTAGTACGGCTTAAGGTGTACTCGGTAGTCCATCCGTAGGCTGAGGAGAGGGTGTGGAAGACAACTCCCCAATCGAAGGGTTTATCGGGCTTTTTTTTTCAAGGCCTTCCATGAGTTCTTTTTGAACTGGTCGACTAAAACCAATCGTGACTAGAAGCGCTTCAACGATAGCCATCTTCTCTTTGGTATTAACAACACAGTGCTGGAATAAAGTAGCTCCACCCATCATCTGCTTTGTCTTTACGCCTTCTTCGTCGTACACAGTTACTTCTTGCTGTGCCAAGGACTCTTTAGATTCATCGTCCATCAGACGGTAAACAAGTCTCGACAGCTCTAGCATTCGCATCTCTTTAAAAATCTTCTCGATGTCTTTTCCAAATGTGCGCTGCATCCAAGACTCGTCAGCTAAACTACAAGGATTTAGTCTGTAGGTTTTACCAGTCTTTGACAGAGTAAATTCAGAAGGCTCACGAACTAAATCTTCTAGGTTCAACATTGTATTTTATTTCTCCTTGGATTATGTACGGCAATCAAGGAAATATACACATGAAAAGAACACGCCGCAAGCTAGACAAAAAAGATCCACTTACAAGACTTGAATGCCGTATTAGTGAGAAGGATAAGAATAGGATTATATTCCTAGCTGAGCAGTACGCTGGTGGTAACATCACCATGTGGATAACTCACGGTGCGTTAAACGCTCCTAGAAAATACTTAGTCAAACGCGCTTCGAAGTAGAAATGGCAAGGGCCCAGAGAACCGCGAAGTTCCCTGAGCCCACCCACACC